TGCCGGCCACGCCGAAGATGGCGTCTTTCCTCATCCATAGGCGGTGTGCGAGTAGCAATGTAGCTTGCTTGATTGGCGCGGGCACGGTCGCCGCGTAGCCAAAACTGCCGGTCACTTCTATGCCGTTCTCGACGCTGGTTGGGAATGAGTAGTCGCCATTTTCCCTAGTCCGTATCTGCCGGTAAGGGCGATTCTTGGCCGCCGCGTTGCGCGGTTCCAGCGTGTAGTCCGTGGCCGCCCACGTGGTTTCATACACCCCGTCGGCGTCGTCATCGGTCTTCAGCGTTGTCAGGCTTACGAGGTCATCGATGTATAACAGGTCATGCCACTCGGCGGTGTAGTAGCGCGTGCCGGCCGTGCCGACGAATTGCATATCAAGCCTTTCGTCAATCCACCGGCTGGCCGCGTCAAGCGCCAATTCAAGATTGTCGCTATCGGCCGCCGTCCAGTTGACCGACCCGCTTGCGTCAATGTAGCCGCGTAACTCATCGACCGTTGCGTAGCTTGCCATTGCGACCCCTTGCCACTTTTTGCGGCGCGGCCGGTTCTGCCGGCTTCTCCGGTTCCACCATTGCGGGCGGTTCATTGACCGCTTCTATGTGCCGTTTGGCAATCAGGCTATTGAGCGTTACCGCGTCATAATAGCCGTCGGGTATCTCATCCCCCGGCCGAAAGAAGTCAATGAACCGCCGCGCAATGTATTTCATAACTAGCCTACAATCTCATCGACCGAGGCCACGTCGTAACCACTGGCCGGGCCATAGGCGGGGTTAAAGCCGATAAGGGCGGCCCCGGCGATAGTCGCGGCGACGGCGGTCACAACCTCGACGGCGATGTAACGAAAGCCACCGGCCAGATCAAGCTGGTCGGCGCGGCACTGCAAGACAACTTGCTTGTTGCTATCCGTGCCGGCCTGGGTCAACTGCGTAGCGGCGACCACGTCTTTCGCGCCCGTGCCGCTGCCGTCGGTCGCCTGGGAGATGGCAATATCACACGTGCCGTTGGTCGCAATCGCGCCAACCAAGACGACGCCCATGTATTGCTCGAAGTCGTCGGCCAGTACCCAATCGCTGTAGTACGTGTTAGCCGACAACGATGCCGGGTCAAGCGCACTCACGACGGCGGCCACTTCTGCGGGTTTCTTTGCCATGATACTTAATCTCCTATCGGGTCATCCCGAATTAGTCATTGTGATAGACAAACGGGGAAACCGTGTAGCTACCCGTCGTGTCGGCCAGCGTGATAGCGCTCTTTAGCCACGGCTGCCCGTCGTTGCGAGCGGTGAAGCGCCATGTGCCTTTGTCGGTCGTGAAGGCCGCGTGTTCGCTGAAAGCGATACTCAGGGCTTGCCGCTCGAAGAGGACGTAAGCGCCCAGGTCGGCCAGCAGCATGTCGTCACCCTTCCACTGGTACATGTGTTCCGAGAAGATGATCGGATAGCCTAGCAGGGTGTTCGGCTGGCCTTGCGCCAAGTTACCCGCCCACACAACCGGCGACCCGGACGCCACGGCCAGCGTGCCAATCTGCGGGATGAGCGACGGATGGGCAATCCACACCGGCGACCCGCCACTGACTGACTTAAACCGCGCCCACATCGCCAGCACGTCGGCGTAAGCGAACACGTCATTCGTGGCCGTGGTTACGGCGATGGTGCAAGCGGCGTTAAGGATTCCCAACGGCTCGCCCACGCCCGTGCCGCGCAAGATGTTCTTTTCGTTTTTGGCCCCGATAGCGATGGCAAACAGCGACCGCAAAAGCGCCTCAATCGACTGCGGAGAATCGGCGATCAACTCATTAGACACTTCCACATAGCCGCCAATCTTGTGAATCCGGTATTCCAGACTCGTAAAAGTCGGCTGCGTTTCGGTCAACGCCACACCCTCGGCCGTGGTCGCGCTGGTTACGTTACCGGCGTAAGCGGTGTTACCCGCGCCCGCCGACGGCGCGACAAATTGGTCAAGCGCCGGATATTCGCCCGCGTCGGTGTTGACCGGCTGCTTGCGAACGCGCGCATAAACCGGCGATTGTTCGCCCATCACGCGCAACAGGTCATTGTGGAACTCGGAAGGAACCAAGTACCCGCCCGTAGCCCCGCCCGCCTCGGCCATGTCTTTGGTTGCGCCATAAATGGTTTTCAGGCGCTTCACATCGTTGCGCTTGATAGCCAGCAGGTAGTCACCAAAAGACTTGTGCGTCGGGTCAGCCGCGCCGCCGTCGTCGGTCGTGTAACCGGCCGACTTCAGCGCGGGCGACTTTTCCATTAATTCGACCAACTGATTGACCCGATCCGACAAAGCTTTAATCTCATTGTCGCGCGGGTCGGTTTGAACCTCACTCATGTCTGTCACCTCTGATTCTGTGATTTCTATTCTGCTTTCTGTCGCGGCCGTTGGTTCTTGCCCGTCCGTCGCGTCGTCTGCCGTGGATGCGCTATCCACCTCCGAGACAATCGCCTCTAGGTCAGGGTTAAGTTCCGTAACCGCTTTCAACCGTTCCACGCCGACCGTGCGCGGCTCCGCCGGTGTCAACGTGATCGACTCCTCTACAATAGGCCAGCGCGTGATCGTCTTGCCGTTGCGCCGGGTTAAATGCCCAACCGTACCGGATGACAACCCGGCCTTGCCGGTTTTGACCATCTGTTCCACTACCGACCAATAGCGCTCGGCCTTTTTAAACTGCAATTGCATGTAAAGCCCGATGTCATCCGGCGTTACGTCAATCACGTGGCCGACCGCCTCGGTAATGCCGCTTAGCTTGAACGTCTTGCCGTCGGCCGTGATGACCGTCCCTTCACTGTGGTCGATAAAGACGGGTTTCACCGGCACTAAATCCAGCATAAAATCGGTGTCAGGCTCAAAGCCTTCCCCCTCTAAGTCGGCCCCGCCGAACACGACGCCATAGCCGCCGATAATGGCGGTTATGTCGTCTTCACTCAGTATCTTTAATGCGTGCATATGCTCTCCAAACAACAAAAAACCGGGCGCGAAAGAAACGGCTAGTTTCCTTCGCGCCCGGTGGATATTCCCAGGGGGCACTAATACCAATACGCTATCGCTATTCTACAACGAACGCCCGTTCTATGTCAATGCGGGCGACGACGCGGCGGGATTGACTGCGGCAAGCGTAGCAATAACTCGATTTGCCTGAGTTCTGTTATCAGCGACCGCCGCCGGGTGATGAGGAACTCGGCAAACGGCGCGGGCAACGGGTCATCAACCGGCATGTCATCCGGCGTTAGGGTGTAAACCTGTGTGTCATTCATTCCAGTATCTCACGGTAAGCGGCCTCAAAGAAGCCAACCACCTTACCCGCTTCTTTGTCGGCTACCTCTACGTCCGTCTTCCATCCGCGTGACTTATGAAAAGCCGCTTGCTTCTCTTCGCTTTGCACGTATGGCCCATAGCTGGCATTGTTGCCCACTACGCCGCGCGTCCCGTCGCCGTTGACCTCGTGTGTCCACCGGCGGCCCAACGTCTCCGAGGTTGCCCACGCCAGCCCGGTGCGCGTCTTGGTTCCGAACCCGCGCTCGTACCAGCTATAGCCGTTGGCCGGGCTGTTAGCAAGCCCCGCCGCCGGGTACTCGGCGATCTCGCGGTGGATGTGCGCCACGGCCTTCGTCATCGGCCGCTTGAGAACGCCCGGCTTACCCGCCTTTTCGAGCTTGGCTATGATTTTGTCAGCGCCGCGAATGGTTACTTTTGCCATGTTATTCCACCACCGGCACAACCCAGCACCGGCAGCGCGGATGAGCCGGCGGCCCGCTAATCCCGTCGCCAAAGTTCTCATCTAATCCGGCCACTTGCCCCGCCAATGGCCCGCAGACGGGGCATACCAGTTCGTCGGCGTTCGTACGCCATTCCCGCCCCTCAATAACCCCGCTGGCCTTCCATGCCGCCCGGTTGCCCTCGGCATAGGCCCGCGTTACCTCAGTGACGGCTATCATCCGCGCCCGGCTTTCACCGAATATCTCACCCGACGCGATACGCCGCGTCAATTCGCCTATCGTTTCACTGTTACGGATATACTCGGCCACTTCCCGTTGCAATCTGTCGCGCGTCGTGGATAGCAGCCCGCGCACGAGTTCATAGCCATAGGACAATGCCCAGTCAGCGGCGGCATTGTTGGCAAGCTCCCACATGGTCATCTCTAACGCGGCCTTGCGAACCCCAAACACCGCGCCCTCGACCTGTTGACGCCCAAAGTCCGACCCGGCTAGCGCGACGGCTTGCAACTCTCTGACAATGGCATCCTGAAACGGCCGCGTGAGCGCGTCGTCATTTAGCCGGGTGACAAGTTCCTCGGCGTTGGCATCGGTTAGCCCGCGCGTCAAGTCGATGCGCAGACGGTTTAAGGCGCGGGTTAGCGCCGCCTCGAATTGCCGTTCGTGCCGCCGCATGGCGCGGCCGTCCGGGTTAAGGGTATCCTTGCCAATCGCCTTGAAAGGGCGCATCATCGGCAACGGCCGCCTCCAATAGCGCCACCTTATCGGCATGGCTCAAGACCATGCTCTCGAATTGCTCAGGATCGGGATTAGCGCGTTTCCTTGCCCATCGCTGAAAGCGGCGTGTCTCTTCGGTGCGCTCTTCGTCCTCATCCGGCGCGGGCGGGGGCGCTTGCCCGGTAAACGGGGCGGTGGCGGGGGCGGGGGCGGGTGGTATTTCGCCGTCCATTGGTACTAGTTTTTCGGCAATATCCTTTGTGATATTGAAAAATGTTTGCACCATAAAGACGGCGTTATCGCGCGGCAGCTTGCCTTGCCCGTAAATATCGATGATGCTTAATGCGCTTTGAATTTGCGCCCCGTTTAAAACCTGCTGCTCCGTCACTGCCCCCGGTGAAACCTCTGGTGTGTCGGGCGCGTCTTGTGCCGTTGGCGGCACGCTGGCTACCCCTTCCCTGAGTTCAATACCTTCCGGCAGATCGTAACCGAGAATGGCGATAGCCATTTCAAGCGACATGCCCGCGTCAACTAGCGTCTTGAGGCTTTGCGCCCGCTGCGTTTCGTCCTCTTGCATGAGGCTTAACTCGTCCGGCTTGAAGCGCAAGCGCAAGCCCATGTCGGCCAGTAGTTGGCTGTTAATCACCTGGGCAATCAGGCGGCATTGCGGGATGATCGTGTCTTGCACAAAGCCTAGCGCGTCGCTGTTAGCCGTTGCGTAGTTGGCCGCGTTCGCTATCAGTTTCGTTTGCGGCACGCCTAACGCCATTGCCACGGCCGACAGTTGGTCACTCGTTAGCTGGGTGTTCTGTAAGTCTTTCAACCCTTCGCCAATCGTTAGGGCATCAAAATCGCCGCGAACAACCTCGGTTGAAAAGGCGTTCTTAACGCCGGTTGCCACCCGCCGCCACCATTCTTTAACCCGCTTGCGCTCATCTTCGCTCATCGGCATTGTACCGGGGGTATTCGTGTACTTAAGCAATGTCGCCTTAACCATGCCCCGATCAAAATACGATGTCATAAATGCGTCCATCGACGCCAGTACACCCGCCGCCGCCATCGCCGACCGGCCCGGATAGTTTTCGGCCGGGCCTAATTCCACCATCGGATCGGGTAGCCAGAAATA